CGGTCATCGTCTTCAATTACCGCACTTTCCCCATCTAACTCATCGTATTTCTCTTGGATATCGGAGAAGTCTGGAGATGGAGCGGGCAGTTCTACATCACGGTAGAAACCAGCAACTTGAAGTTCTCTTATTTCATTTTCACTTTTCTTCATGACATGCGTATATCGTGGGCATGTCATTAGGTCTGTTGCTCCATAAGATACAACAAACTCTTCAGATGGAACAAAAACGGCGCAGGGCCTGTCCATTAGTGGGTCATAGTAAACCTTTTTAAACGCAGACCCAGCTAGAGGAAGCTTGAAAAGCATTTGCTCTAGTTCGTCACGATATTCTGTCATCTCTTCTGTAAGAAGATAGTTCATTTCGTTTTGAACACGATCAGCTTGATCTGCTTTCTCTGGGGTCATCTTCCCCATAATTTTTGATTTAACAGGACCACTGGCAGGAAACAGTTCACCCATTGCTTGTGCTTGGAACCTAACAACGGATTCTGTTAGCACAGGATGGAATACACCAGAAGCTCCAGCCCATGGCTGCTGCCTGTCTTCAATCTTCATGCCAAGTAGGTCTAAGCCTTTTACATAAGCCCTAGCCCAATCAGACCGTGACTCACGGTCAGACTCAAAATCACTAACAAGCTCAGATGCCATAGATTCAAGTTCTGATTCCTCTATAAACTCAGCCAAATTAGAATCATGATCTGGACCCATTAAGTCTTCAGAAAGACTGCCCTCGAAATCAATGACAACTCCACCGTCCTCTGTTTCCATAGAAATGGAGTCTGGATTTACGATCTCAACAGTAAGCTCTTCTTCAGATGGATTTTCTTCAATCTCTACATCAGAAGGAACCATTGGTTTTTCTATAGCCATGAATCACCTTCAGCTTGTGTATGTGGACGTTATCAAAATATTATTGTGCGGTCTAGTGTCGAGGTGGGCAACTTGGGGGAAGCCACCACACCCCGACTAGGGCACTGGGAGATGCACCCATAATTATCCTTTAACTTAGACAGGCTGTTGAAACAAATATTATATTACTGTATTAAAAAATCATGGATAACATGCTGATTTGGAACATCGTATTAACCTTTGTGGTTCTACCTATAGCGTGGTGGGCTAATCAAATTGCATCTGAAGTAAAGCGTCTCAATATTCTTTTGAACATGACAAGAGAGAATTATATAAAGAGGGAAGAACATGCGGGGGAACTTGGGAGAGTTGTTGATCACCTCGTTAGGCTTGAAGGCAAGATAGACAAACTTGCAGAGAAATAGGGGGAGATAGGCATGAGATATGTTTATATGCGCCCTAACAGCGATATTAGCTAGTCAAAGTCCAACCATAGGCCTGCATCAGACCTGTGAGTACAGGTGCCCTAGAGAAGTTTCGCAATTCTATTACCAGTATCCAGCTAAAGTAAGAGTGCCTTGGAAGCACTTCTGTCCACCATACATAGTTGTTGGTCGGGGAAGAGAGACATGATTGACCCGTTTACGGCGCTTGCCGCTGTAAAATCTGCCGTATCCGCAGGCAAGGAACTGGTAAATGTCACCAAGCAAATTGGTGAGTTCTTCGACGGGGTGGATGATTTACGCGCTGCCCATGAGAAAAAGAAAAACAGTTTATTCTCTGGGTCAGATGAAAACGCGATGGAGACGTTTGTGAATTTACAAAGGGCTAAAGATGCGGAGGAGGAGCTTCGTCAGATCGTCATTGCAACCAGAGGTTTTAGCGCATGGGGTGAATTGCAGGCCATACGGGTACAGGCGCGAAAAGATCGCAAAGCAAAGGTTGAAGCTGAGAGAAAGCGCAAGGCAAAGCTAATTGAACGCATTATTGTTTATGGTGGAGCTACAATTATTGTTTCCATCATGCTGGGAATTACTGTTGTCATTATCCTAGCAAAACAGGGAAGACTGTAATGGCTGACGGGTTAAGCGGAATAGGCAACGCACCGTTTAATGTAGGATCTGATATCCACCAGCAAACTCAAAGTCGTGAGCGAATAGAAGCTCACCTTGCTGAGCAAAGAGTGGAAAAGGAACACAGGGCCAATCACAGTCATTTAGAGGCGTTAGCAAAGCAAAGATTTGACTTGGGAGAAGCTTATGATCGCTTTGGACGCAAGACTAATGCAGATCGTCCACAGGGCACTAAGATAAACATAGAAGTTTAGTTCAATAGAACTTTTAATAATACTCTATCGGACGCTGATACTTAGGCTCATCGTCCCAATCATCTGACTCAGCCTTAACCCAACCGCCCTGCCTAAATCTCAATAGTGCCTGAGTAGTGGAATCCACATAGTCATCATGCTCTCCTGACGGGAAGGCAGCACACTCTTCGATAACTTCGTGTGCCCACTGGGTGGGTGGGTGCCATATAGATCCACTGGCAAACAGATCAGTTACAGCGTTTGCCCTAGCAATTTTATCCTGCCCGCGAGAAGGAGTGAACTCTGTAACTGGGATACCCATTGCCCTCAGTTCAAATATTAGTGGGGCACCAGATGCCTTCTTCTCCACGATCATTTGATCTGGCTCATACTCCATGTACTTATCATAGGCGGCACGTTTTAGATCTGGGAACTCAAGCTTTTCCTTGTAGGCATCCAGCATAATTAGATTGGGCTGACTGCGCCCAGTGTCATCAGGGTGGTAGAATACCCCCCATGTGGTGCAAGCACTATAGTCAGATCTCTGTGTCTTGAGGAATGCAGTGTCCCAAGACTGCAATATTATCTCACAGGGGGGTGGGTTGGGTCTATCCCACTCTCTCCACCACTCACGTTTGATGAGCGCCCCTTCCTCAGACGTGGGATTTTGCTGATATTGGGCATTCCACTTTGTAGGTGGAAGTTCTGCCTTCAAAGCATCCAGTTCATCCATTGACCAGAACTCAGGCCAGAGGGGTTTACCCGAAGGCATTATAGCTGGGAACTCAATGACCTCCCATTCGTCCATGCCTTTCTTATTTCCTGTAGATTTCATGATCTGCCCAGTCAGATCTCGCAGGGACCAACGTGTCATCACGACAATGATGGCACCACCGGGCTGTAATCGCTGACGTGGGCCAGATGTGTACCATTCATACACACGATCATAGACTTCTGGGTTGAATTGTCCCTGTTGAGCGTCCTGTTCTGAGTGAGGATCGTCAATAATTAGGAGATCAGCACCTTTACCAGTAACTGCCCCACCGACACCAATGGCGAAGTAGTCACCGCGCTTGTTTGTGTTCCACCTTCCTGCCGCTTTGGAGTCAGATGACAGGGTTATACCGCTGAACACGTTCTGGAAGTCCTCAGATTGTATGAGGTTCCGCACCTTCCTACCAAATCCAACTGCCAACTCAGCAGTGTGGGCGGTTTGAATGACTTTCTTTTCAGGATACTTTCCTAGAAACCATGCTGGCAGCAAGTAAGAGGCGAACTCTGACTTGGTATGACGGGGTGGCATGTTGATAATCAGACGTTTTAACTCACCACTAGCCACACGCTCAAACGCACTCGCCATTTTCTGGTGATGCCGCCCACTAATAAAGCTAGGCCACATGAGATTCACAAAGGAAATGAAGTCTTCCTTAGCTTTCTTCTTGTTCTGCACATCCTCAAGAGCTTCAAGATCCTTGAGAAGGGCAGCTTTCTCATTGGGTGGGAGCTTTGATATCTGAGACAGAACTTGACTTAAATCTCGCAAGCCGTTCCCCCTATATATATCAGGTAAACAGTTATATACCTTTAACTGTTATATACCTTTAACAGATATATAACTTATCTATACCTGATATATAATAGTAGTAAATATATAATATGCTGTTTTATGAAAAAAGTTTAGAAAAGTTCAAGATATAATAAACCTGTCAAATACTCGCGCGTAAGGGCTAAGGGGAAATAAGTCAATCATAGGGTGGGGTCTCTGTTTCACCAGTGTTTGAGATTATTTGTGTGTAATACTATGTATGGTCAGAATAATCGGGCGCGCTCGCGGGGGGTGGTCGGGGGTGGGTGGGGGTAAAACTCCTTTTAATTTTATGCGTGTGCGAGGCAAAAGTTCAATAGCACTTCTTTTTCACATGCCAAGCCGCTTCAGCCGTGCCTCGATATCCGCCTCGATTTCATCCGCGCTGCGCTCCGCCTTGTCAGTGGTTTCCACACGATCAATCCATAGCCCGCAGTTCTTGCCAAGCAATTCCAAGGCCCGCACCCTTGCGCCATCCTGCACGTCTTCGTTTAACGCAATCTCTTGAAGCTGTTTCAAAACCAGATCTGTTCGAGAGAGGCCCAACACGCGCTGCTCTGCTTCTTTTTCCACAGCCATCTGCTCTAGCCTAGTTGAAACCTTGGGGTTCTCTGCTGCCAATCTGTAAGCTTCTCTATGCACTGTAGCATCTGCCATGTTCTCCGCATCATACGCTGCTCTGTAGGCCTCTGAGAAGCTGCTGCCACTCATCACCGCCATGCAAAATGCTTCCTGCTTGTCCGTAAGCTGAC